GTGAGTTTGTATTTACCAAAAAAGCTACCGACCAACTAGGCGCAGACAATCTCCAAACAATGATGGACGATGCTGAACGTGCTTATGATGGCGGTATGATGAGAGAGAATCGTTATCTTGGAGGTGTAATTCAAGATAATGAAAAGGAGCTAGGACTTGGAAAACGCGATGACGAAATACGCCAATTAATGAATATGGAAATGAGCGTCAAAGCAAATAAAACTCCAAGTCTTAGGTAATTTTAATTTACGGCTACCTTGACAGGACAAGCCCCATAAGTTTTTCTTAGGCCAAAAGAAAAAATTAGTATGGCTACCTTGCAGAGTACAAGCCCCGTAGGAGATATATTATGAGTGAAGTAACCCAAGTGGAGGAAAAAGCAAATCCGTATAACATGAATAAGCCTTGGCATGAGCCAGATGGCCCACCTGTAGATACGGCAGACCAAATGTTTTTTGAGCGACCACAGAAACAGGCTACCCCCGAAGATACCGAGGCCCCTGAAGAAAAAGAAGCTGCGGCTCCCAAAAAGCGCACTAACTACAAAAAAAGATACGATGACTTAAAGCGACATTACGATGAAAAGGTAAATGAATTTAAACAACGTGAACAAGAATTGTTGGCGCAAACATCGCCTACGTACACGGCTCCAAAAACTCCAGAAGAGTTAGAGCAGTTTAAAGAACAGTACCCTGATTTGTATGATACGGTAGAAACGGTTGCACATTTGCAAAGTTCAGAACAAGTGAATCAACTTCAAGGTCAGTTGGAGGCTATTCAGCAGCGTGAAGCAGAGATTATTCGACGCGAAGCGGAAGCTGATTTAATGGCAAAACATCCAGACTTTGTGGAGATTCGAGATTCTGATAGTTTTCATGAATGGGCAGAAGTTCAGCCGGAGCAAATTCAATCTTGGATTTATAATAATTCTGATAATGCTCAACTTGCTTCAAAGGCTATCGACCTTTATAAAGTAGAAATGGGAATCAACACTCAAACTAAATCGCAGTCTAAAGCTAAAAAAGAAGGTTCGGCGGCTGATATGGTTTCAACTAAAACACAAACCATTGACGCAAAAGAACCGAAAATTTGGACTGAACGGGAAATCGCTGCGATGTCTTTGGACCAGTTTGATAAGTATGAATCTGAAATACAGCAAGCTATATCCGAAGGCAGAGTAGTAAAATAATACTCAACTTAGGAGAACATAAAAATGGCTTATAATCAATCAGACCAGTTCTTTGAGCCAAGTACGGATACGAATGCCAACTTTGGTAACTCTGTAAGTGGCCAGACTAATTCTTTCTTCCTGCCCAAGGTTTATTCCAAGCAGGTCCTGAACTTTTTTCGTAAGTCTTCTGTAGCGGAAGCAATTACGAATACGGACTATGCCGGTGAAATTAATAACTTTGGTGATAGCGTAAGGATTATCAAAGAACCGGAAATTACTGTTTATCAGTACGAGCGTGGTCAGGATGTGACCGCAACTAAACTAACCGACCAAGAAGTTACGCTGGTCGTTGATACGGCAAACGCCTTCAAGTTCATCGTAGATGACATTGAAAGCAACATGTCGCATGTCAACTGGCGCGATACCGCAACGTCTTCGGCAGCTTACGCATTGCGTGATGCTTTCGATGAGGGTGTAATCGCTGCTATGTTTTCTGGCGTATCTTCTTCGAGTCCGAACCATGTCTTGGGTTCAGACAACGCAACCGACCTTGCTGAAGGTACTTTTGATGGTACTGGTAACTTGGATATCGGTTTCGGGTCGTCCGAACATGACCCCATTGACGTTCTTTCGCACATGGCCCGTCTTCTTGATGAGCAGAATGTGCCGGAAGAAGGCCGCTGGTTTCTGGCAAACCCGGAGTTCTACGAAGTGCTTGTTCAAAGCTCCTCGAAACTTCTGTCAGTAGACTACAACGCTGGTCAGGGTTCGATTCGTAATGGTCTGGTTAGCTCTGGTAAGCTGCGCGGATTTAATATGTACAAAACCAACAACATTGCTTCCACCTCGAATGCGGCTGGTAAGTGTATTGCTGGACATATTAGTTCGACGGCTACGGCTCAGACTATTACCAGCACGGAAGTTCTCCGTGACCCCGATAGCTTTGGTGACATTGTGCGTGGACTTCACGTTTATGGCGCTAAAGTATTGCGAGGCGAAGCCCTCGTGTCGGCGTTCTACGGAATCGACTAACCATAATGAGGTACGGGGGTCTTCATGGCCCCCAAGCCTTTACAGGAAATATTTAATGGCTCAAATAGGAAGTGATAATAAACCTTTTGTAGTAAAGACGGGAACTCTTGTAAGTAAAGAAAGTCGTTTTCGACAAGGTTTTAATAAAGCTAAATACGATGAAAACTATGACCGTATTTTTAGAAAAAACAAAGAGAGCGATATGCCCAAAAGGTTTATTCCGAAACTAAAAGGACACTAACAGAGGAAATTAATATGATGCAAATGCTACTACCGTTGGGTGAAATGGACATTTATCCTGACGAAAAAAAAGTACCTGACGGCAAACAGGACCATCAAAGTATTTTTGAACTTGAAGGTAAGTTTGATAACTCAGGACACAAACAAGGAATGAAATACAATTCAGAACAGCGGATGAAAACGATAGGGTACTAATTCATGGCTACCACCTACCTTCAACTTAGTAATGAACTTCTAAGAGAAATGAATGAAGTTGAACTTACTTCTTCTAATTTTAGTGATTCTAAGGGTGTGCAAACGCACATCAAAGATATTATAAATAGAGCCTATCTTGATATGGTAAACGAAGAGCCTCAGTGGCCCTTTTTGGCTGTTGGAGAATCTGGTGCAACGGACCCAATGTACGGTAATACTTATGTTGAAACAACTGCAAATACTCGTTGGTATGAACTAAAGCCTGCGGCAAGTAGTATAAAAGATGACTATGGTTATGTTGATTGGGATAATTTTTTGCTTACCACGGTTGGAGTAAGTGGTGAAAGTGCGCCTTATACGATTCGTAATTTACGCTATACAAGTATAGAAGAATGGAAAGACTACTATAGGCTTGGGCAAAACAAAGACGATGCGGACCAAGCAAACGGAGGTACGCCCTCAAGAGTTATTAAAAGTCCTGATAATCGAAAGTTTGGATTGTCGCCTATACCTGACCAAGTTTATCGCATTTGGTTTTATGCTTATAATCTTCCTACGGAACTATCCGCACACGGAGATGAAATTGTTTTTCCTGATTTATATGTGCCTGTGTTGATTAATCGAGCAAGGTACTATATTCATCAGTTTAAAGATAATTCACAAAATGCTGCATTTGCACTGGAGGACTACAAGCGTGGCCTGAGAACAATGAAGCTGCATTTACTAGACCCTACGCCAAATTATTTTAAAGATGACCGCATAAGGTTTTCATAATGGCTCAATCGCAACCATACGGTATATCCTGCAAGGGTGGTTTAAACACCAATATAAATCAGTTTGAAATGCTGGCGCAGCCCGGAGTTGCTACTGTTCTTGAAAATTTTGAAGTAGATAATGATGGGGGCTACCGTCGTATAAACGGCTTTTCTCCTTTTGGTGGGGATGACGCAGCGAGGCCAAATGGTTCAAATGCTATTCTCGGTCTTTCTGTTTACGCAGACGGACTTGTTGCTTGCTCTGGTACAAACATTTATTTTACGTTAGACGGAGAATCGTGGCTACAGATAAATAGAGCTTCAGTAGCTGGAGGTGGTGACAATTACTCGACGTTTACGGGACGCTCTGCACTTGCTCGAACAAGTCAAGCGCAGTGTACTTTTGCAACTTACGAAGGTGATTCAATTTACGGAGAACTTATTATTACCGATGAGTCTTCGGCTACAAAACCTTTTTATTTTAAAATGACAGGTACGGGAGCGCTTACCGACAGAACTTATTTTGCAAAAGAAATAACCGTATCGGGAACAGTCTATCCTAAAACCTGTGTTATTCATGACAGACATTTGGTTGTTGCTGGGGATAGTAATAATCCAAATACAATTTATTATAGTGGAACAGACGACATAGATGATTTCTCAAGCACAGGTTCAGGCTCAGTTAAATTAGATGACAAAGTTATAGGTATTCGTTCATTTAGAAATGATTTAATTATTTTCTGTCGAAATAGTCTTTATAAACTAGAAAATATAAACAACAGTTCAACGATTGTTGTTACGCCTATTACGAAAAATGTAGGTTGTATCGACAATCATAGTATACAAGAAGTTGGTGGTGACCTAGTATTTTTAAGCCCTGATGGTATTAGAACGGTTGCGGGTACAGTACGTATTGATGACGTAGAACTTAGTTCCGTAAGTCGCCAAATTCAGCCTGTAATAAATAACATTACTACAGACGTTAATAACACATATATTATATCAAGTGTTGTTTTACGGCCAAAATCTCAATATAGGCTTTTTTATACTACATCAACGGAAGCATCGTCAACAGCAAAAGGAATTATAGGTTCTCTTACAAGTAATGGATTTGAGTGGTCAGAAACAAAGGGTATTCAGTGTCGAGCAGCTACATCAGGTTTTAATTATGCAGGGCTTGAAAAAATATATCACGGCGATAGCGATGGCTATATTTATATACATGATTCAGGAAATTCTTTTTATCACTCAGGTTCCGCAGCAAATATAAAGGCCACATACACAACTCCAAATTTTGATTTTGGTGATTTCGGAACTTTAAAAACGATTAATTATGTTAAGGTTTCGATAAGTCCTGAAGGTTCGATAACTCCTTCTTTACGAGTAAGATATGATTATGAAGATACTGAAAGGCCGCAACCGGATGAATACACTTTAAGTAATATCCCACTGCCTTCTCTTTTTGGTACTGCCGTATTTAACACGGCAACATTTGGTGGAACCAATGACCCGATGGTACGGCAAGCGGTACAAGGAAGTGGCTTTACATCAAGTTATCGAATTAGAACAAACGATACAAGTCCACCATACGCTATTAATGGTCTTTATATAGACTACACCCCTACGAACAGGAGATAATTTGAATGGCTACTAGTTATACACGACAGAGTTCATTTGCAGATGGAGATACGATAACCGCAGCGTTGTTTAATAATGAATACAATCAACTTTTGAATGCGTTTGCTTATGCTTCTTCTGGCACAACGGGACACCGCCATGATGGTTCTGCTGGAGAAGGCGGTAATATTCATACTATAGGCGACCAAGATTTTTTAAATAAGATTGTAGCGGACAGTACAAACAATCGTTGGGGAGTTTTTGTACAGGTTTCAAGCTCCGCCGTAGAACAGGTTCGGTTTCAGGACGGTGCAATTGTACCCGTAACAGATAACGATATAGACCTTGGTACTAGCTCCGTAGAGTTTAAAGATGCGTACTTTGATGGTACGGTAACTACGGATGCACTGGTGGCTGACACAGCCGATATAAATGGCGGCTCGGTGGACGGCGCTACGGTTGGTGCAAACTCAGCAAGTTCAGGCGCGTTTACAACCCTAACCGCAAGCGGAAATTTTACGGGTTCTGGAACGATAGAAGGAACTACAATAACCGCAACTACGGCCTTTGTACCGGACGCTTCTGACGGTGCTGCACTAGGCACAAGCTCTTTAGAGTTTAGTGACCTGTTTCTCGCAGACGGTGCTGTAATTAATTTTGGTGATGACCAAGACGTTACTTTAACGCACGTAGCAGATACCGGCTTGCTTCTTTCAAGCACCGACCAGCTACAGTTCGGTGACTCTGGAACTTATATTCATCAAAGTGCCGATGGTGTACTAGACCTTGTAAGTGATACTGAAATTGAATTAACAGCCACCACAATAGATATTAATGGTGCTGTCGCAATGGACGGCGCTATGACGGGCGGCACAAATATTACTATTTCTGGAGAGTTGGATGCGGCTACTCTGGACATTAGCGGAAACGCTGACATTGATGGAACAACCAACTTAGACGCCGTAGACATAGATGGCGCTGTGCAAATTGACGCAACGGTTACGGTAGGCGAAGACGATACTGGATATGATGTTAAATTCTTTGGTGATACAGCAAGCGCGTATATGCTTTGGGATACTTCAGAAGATGATTTAATTCTTGGCGGTGCGGCACGAGTAGTTGTACCCGCAAGTGGTCTAGTTATTGGAAGCACCGCAGTAACTTCAACAGCAGCGGAGCTTAATCTTCTTGATGGAGTTACGAGTACCACAACGGAACTTAATTACACTGATACAGGTGCTGCTGTCGGTACGGTAGTCGCAAGCAAAGCTGTAATAGCAGACGCAAATAAAGACGTAGCAAGTTTTAGAAATGTTACACTAACAGGTGAACTTGATGCCGCTACGCTAGATATTAGTGGTGATGCTGATATTGACGGAACAACGAATCTTGATGCCGTTGATATTGATGGGGCTGTGCAGATTGATGGCACAGTAACCGTTGGCGTTGATGATACCGGATATGATGTAAAATTTTTCGGTGCCACCGCGTCCGCGCATCTGCTTTGGGATGCGTCTGCGGACAAGTTGCTGACTGCCGGTGGCGCTTTAATCGACATCGTAAAAGACAAGCTGATGATCGGCGGCACGGCGGTCACAACGACTGCCGCAGAATTGAACGTGCTGGATGGCGTGACCGCTGGCACGGTCGCCGCATCCAAGGGTGTAGTCG